CCAAATTGCTTGAATCGTTTGAATCACCAGGAAGCCAGCCTGGTCTAGATCCTTTACTTCTATTGTTGATAAAAAAACAATCGGGTATGATATGATGTTGCTCTTTATATCCTTCTATATTGTGCCTTGAACAGGCTGAAGATATAATGGCATAGTACCAATATGTATATTTGTTGACTATAAAAGGATTGTCAACAGGCAATCCTACACTGATAAATAATTTCATAGGCTAGATGCTCCTCCATTGAGCGTTTAGGTGTCAGGAGGGGCGCAACCCTCCTGACACACACCTATTTAGTTCTCAAGGTTGGTTTGTCTCAGTGATTGGCTCATGATGAGGTGGCTTCCACAGTTCTACGGTCAAAATCCAGGCTGAATGCCTCTACTATATCCAGGGGCTGGTAGTATATGTTCATTTGCAGTTGAATGCCATGATCATATTCCACCAAATTGATGCTTTGCAGATTCACTCTAGTGTCCTGTTGCACAATGTTTGTGCTGTCATCCACAATAAGGGTCACATTGTCAGCAGTCATGGGTTCAAAAATCATATCCCAGATTATACTTCCAAAAGTGGGCATCATCACACGTTCACCTTTTCTGGTATAAAAATGATTGATCAAATCTCTTTTGATCAGGTCCAGATCTGTGTATTGTGTTTGCTTGATACTGGTGTCTACGCTGCTGTAGCCCACAAACACCCTGTTGCTTGCTGAATTTGCCATTGTGACAATATTTACCCTACCTATAATCAGCTGGGATAAACATTTGTAAATATGATCTGGTATCCTAGAGAACATCATGAGAATAAACGAGATCCAACTTTCAAATACAGAGTATAAAACCAAAATTCAAACTGAGTTGGATGACCTGGAAAAAGAAAAGGTTAGACTCCAAGCAGAATATGCCAAAGTTGCAAATGATTGGTTTTGGGCTGACAAAAATAGTCCAGACAAAACCAAATTGAATACACAGATGCATGATCTCAATCAACAGTTGGCTCATGTATACGCTACCATGCACAAAATCCTGAAACAACAACCACCCAAAGCTGGAGAAATACTCAAAACAATTGAACAAGAGTGCAGCACAATACTTGGCCTCAACAAAAAAACGCAAAAATTTTTGCTGAGTGGCATGACAGATAGAGGCGCAGCCTTCAGTGGTGTTACCAAAACAAATAGAAAACCCAAGGACAGTGATCCTGAACTCACAGCAAAATTTGATGATTATCTGCGTGAACTGAACTTCAAGGCTTTGCGCAGCAACAGCATATTTGTCAGCACTGATCTGGATCAAGCTGATATGTATGGTGACATTTATTTGATTTTTCCCAAAAACAATCAATTTCACTACACATATACTAAACAAAAAGATATTGTTTTGGATAAAGATCGAGAGCAATCTCTCAGCAGCATGAGTGAATTTATTGCCAACTATAGCCCCATGGCACAACAATTGGACTTGGCCATGCACAAGGGAGTGGAAATACTCATTAGTGGATCCTACATTGCACTCAAGGGTGCAATTTTTGGTAGATGGATAGAAAAACTATGGGGTATTGATTACTCCCAACAACCGGGTTGATATTATGAAAATAGATGAAATACAAGTTCCAACTCCAGGTAGCCAATTACAAGTGGAGGACCCCACACAAGTATTGGCCCTCATTGACAGGCACTGTGCCAAATACATAATAGAGGTACAGCGTGCTCAAAAATGGTTGTACAGAGGCCTACGAAACGCTGATTATCCAGCATTTGTGGGCAACAGCATGCAGTATCGCAAACCCAAGGACAGCGATCCCTATTACAGCCAACAATTTGATTATATGTTAAGCTTGTTGGGCATACAGGCACAGAGACACAACAGTATTTTCACCACAAGTAGATCACAGATGACCAAATTTTTTGGCCAAACCTATGTGATTTTTCCCATTGATGGTGCCCACGTGTTCAGTTATACAAGCGAACCCGACATTGTTTTGGACAGCAGAGAGGCCTTGCGTTGGGCCAACCTGCACAAGATTGATGAATTCAAAGATGTCTTGCGAGATCTGGAACAATCACATCCTGATGATGCTGTGCGGCTGGCAGCAGAAATGGTGTTGAATACATCAGACGAACGGGTTTTCAGAACGCTGTCCAACCTCAGTCACAGCATGCTCAAGGGACATGTGCCTGAGAAATTTTGGGATTGGAAAACATACTTGGACCTGGACAAATTTGTAGAGAACTACAAACCAACAGATCGTAATCTACATGTTGCTCTCACCAAAACTTATGAAGTGTTGATACACGGAGGGTATGTGGCATTGAAACTCAGTGTATATGAGCCTATGATTGGCATGAGATGGGGTGTGCCAGTGAGGGTACCTATTTGACAGTAGTGGTTTTATGCAGCATGCTCACATCATGAACAAGATATATTATTCCTGGCAACAGATTGATCAACACATACAAACTCTGGCTGATCAGATTAACACCAGTGGTTGGCACCCCAAGATCATTGTGGGGGTGGCTCGTGGCGGATTGATTCCTGCTGTTTTGCTGAGTCATCATTTTGATTTGGAAATGGACAGCATCAACATCAGCTTGCGCGACCACAAAATTCACAATCATGCCAACACCAGCAAGATTACCAACTGGGCAACCATTGGCTACAATGTGTTGGTTGTGGATGATATCAATGACACAGGTGACACCATTAGAGAAATCAGACAACACCTGGGTGATAGTGATCATATCAAATTGGCCACATTGGTGAACAATCAAACCAGCATGAGTTCAGTGGATTTTGCAGCACACCACATCAACAAGAGCACACATCCCTGCTGGCTAGTGTTTCCCTGGGAAAAGGAATAGCACATGAGTCATTTGCTGAGCGTGGACCAATTTGACATACAAAGCATTGCTGATCTGTTTGCACTCACAGAAAAAATTGAAACTGCACCCAGAGGCACATACACAGTTGCCAGCAGCAGTGTGCTCACAAATTTGTTTTATGAACCCAGCACCAGAACCAGCAGCAGTTTCCACAGCGCCATGGCTAGACTGGGTGGCAGTGTCATCTCCATCAATGATGTGAGTTTCAGCAGTGTCAGCAAGGGTGAAACTCTGGAAGACACCATACAAGTCATGGCGCAATACAGTGACGTGATAGTTTTGCGTCATCCAGAAAAAGGCAGTGCAGCCAGAGCAGCCCGCGTGAGCAAGGTGCCCATCATCAACGGTGGTGATGGTGTGGGAGAGCATCCCACACAAGCTCTGTTGGATCTCTACACCATCCACAAACACAAATCTCTTGATCAACCCTTGAGCATTGCACTGGTGGGAGATCTCAAGCATGGCAGAACTGTTCACAGTTTGCTCAAGCTGTTGCGCATGTATGATGTGCAGATCCATCTTGTGTGCCCACCTGGATTTCTAATGCCCCAAGAGCTTACCCAAACCAAGGATGTGTGGCACAGAGATCTCCATGGCTGCATCCAGGATGTTGATGTGGTGTATATGACCAGAGTACAAAAAGAGCGCATCCAGGATGTGACTCTCTTGCAACAGATCAACAACTATGGCATCAGCCTGGAGCTCATGCAACTGGCCAGGCCAGATATGATTCTCATGCATCCCTTACCCAGAGTGGATGAATTGCCCACATGCCTGGATGCAGATCCCCGCAGCAAATATTTTGAACAAACAGGCAACGGTTTGCTGGTAAGGCAGGCCATATTCTACAGCCTGTTTGGCATGCCCATCCCCTGTTGGCGGCCTGTTAGTTAAAAAATAGCTTGACACCCAGCCAGCTTGTGCTATCATGTGTGGGTAAAGGCAATCAAACAGGAGCCTGTAATATGACCACGGAAGACATGCTGATTGATATCTGTGAACGTCGTGGCTGGGCCTTGGATATCAACTACCTTCGTGGGTATGTGGCCCTCAAGCACAAGCGTTATCCCAACGTCTCCACAGCTCTCAAGGAGGCGCAGCGCCTTGAAAATGCTATCCAAAGTTTCTGAAAAAAGTGGTTGACAATAGCTCTGACTGTGCTATATTGGCATCAGAAATTGAGGAGGGTTGGGTGAACAATTATACGGTAAATCCTCAGGGTATCACTGCCGAGCGCATGATTCAGCAACTGGCTGGCGTGTGCAACGGGGCCAGCACCTGGGATGGTGCTGGCTTCAGCAAGATGGACACCAACTTTGGCCACAGCCTGGCCCAGCGTGCCCAGCAGGGCCGCGCCTGGAGCGAAAAGCAGGCGGCGGCAGCTCTCAAGCTGATCAACAAATACCGCAAGCAACTGGGTGGCGATGCTGTGATCCAGGAGTGGCTCTGTGCCCCTGTGTTCGCTCAGCAGCCCTTGGGAACTCCTGCTCCGCTGGAGGGCAAGGCAGCTCAGGCTGACCGCAAGCTCACCAGCAAGGATCAAACTGCGGTTTTCAGCTTCAGCTTCAACCGTGAGCTGGTGGACGCCATCAAAGCCATCCGTGGCGAGCACAAGGGCAAGAAGTTCTGGGCAGGCTGGGATGCTGGCTCCAAGACCTGGAGTGTGCCTGTGAATGAATCCAGCATTGTGCTGATCATGAACGTGGCGCTGGCCTGGGAGTTTGACATCGAGGAACGGTTTGTGGTTTTCCACCGCCGGGTGCTGGACAAGCTCATGGGCGTCACAGAGGCTGCTGAGAGCAGCAAGGTGGCTGAGATCATGGGCCACACTCCTGGTGTGGACCTGCAGGCTGGCAAGCTGGTGATTGCCCATGCTGATCCCCAGATTTTGGCTCAGTTTGAAGCTGCCCTGGCTGCACTGTAAAGTGTGGCAAAAATGCCACACTTTTTTGGCTTGACAGAGGGTGATTTCCTGCTATACTGGCCACACGAAACGAGGAGATAGATGTGCTGGAATTTGCTGCGACCCCTGCTCGCGTGCGTGAAGCCACCAAGCTGGCCTACAGCCTGGGCTTGGATCTCACCAGCAGCGTCCAGGATTACTGGAGCACGCTGCCTCAGGTCAGCAAGATTGCCAACTTTGCCTTCACCCTCAAGCCCTACCAGGCTGCTGGTGTTGCCCACCTGGAGAAGTGGAACGGCACTGCTCTGATTGGTGATGAGCCTGGCACCGGAAAGACAGCCCAGGTGATGGCCTATGCCTTCAAGAATCATCGCTTTCCCATGCTGGTGATCCTGCCCAAGACCCTGCTGCTCAACTGGCGAAACGAGATCACCCGCATGCTGGGCACTCAGCTCAAGGTGCTGGTGGTGGGCTTTGTGCCCAACAAGCAGCGCCTGGAGCAGCTCAAGCGCCAGTATCCGCATGTGAGCTTCAGCAAGACTCCCCAGTCTGGGTTTGATGTCACGCTGATCAATTATGACATTGTCAAGCGCAACCTGCAAGTGCTGGAAAACATCCAGTATGACTATGTGGCTGTGGATGAAAGCCACAAGATCAAGAACGCCAAGGCCCAGCGCACCCTGGCCATCCTGCGTCTGGTCACGGGCAAGGAGCCTGTGCCCAACAAGAAGGGGGTTTTCCGGGTGCTGCACAAGGGCGTTCCCAGCGTCACGTTCATGACAGGCACGCCCATTGTCAACAGACCCTTGGAACTGTGGACCACAGTGAGCACGATTGCGGACTGGGTGCCCCAGTTCAGCAACTTCATGAAGTTTGCCACCCGCTACTGCGATGGCCAGCGCACACGATTTGGCTGGGATTTCTCGGGCAGCACCAACCAGGATGAGCTCAACAAGCTGCTCTTGGACACTGTGATGATCCGCCGCCGCAAAGAGGATGTGCTCAAGGAACTGCCGCCCAAGACCTTTGTCACAGTGCCCCTGGAGTTTGACCGCGCAGAGTATGACAGTGTGGCCAACGCCTTTGACCACAGCGGTAACTGGAAACAGGGCATGGAAACCCTGGTGCGCTATGGTGGTAACCCTGCCAAGAGCGATGAGGCCATCGTGGCCATCAACAAGTGCCGCGAGATTGCTGCCTACGCCAAGCTGGCCAACGCCGTGGAGTGGATCCTGGACTATGTGGAAGAGGGCGAGAAGCTGGTGGTGTTTGCCCATCACCAGCTGATGGTGAACACCATCCATGATCGTGTGCGTGATGCTGGTGTGGGTGTGCGCATGATCCGTGGTGGCATCAGCCCTGAGGATCGTGCCCAGGCTGCCGAGGACTTCCAGACCGATCCCACCGTGAAGGTGATCGTGATCAACATCACCAGCGGTGGCTTTGGTATCACGCTCACTGCCGCCAAGGCTTGTGCGTTCCTCCAACTTCCGTGGAGCCCTGCCGAATTTGACCAGTGCAGTGATCGTATCCACCGCATTGGTCAGCAGGATAACGTCACGGTTTACACGCTTGTGGCGGAAGGAACTGTGGAGGAGGAAATGGCTGCCCTTATTTTGGCCAAGCGTCAGGTAATTGATGCTGTGGTTGACGGGAAATGACATCCAATCAGGAGCACTCACTATTCCATAATTGAGAAGGCTGCTGTAGAGCTCCATGAATAGCCTCCCTTGGACGATAAGGATGAATGGTTGAACCGACCAATTCGCCAATGGATTCTTGACTATCATTCTAGAGGCAACATATCCTTTGGTGCCCGGGGATCATACTCTTTCAATGCCAGGATGATGCTGTGATGTTTCAGCTGGCTTGGGGTTCATGAGTCAAGCTTACCTCAGTCAAGTGCTCATTTTACACCAAACCTAGAGATATCACATGTATCAAACTCTACCTCACAAGCTAGTGTTAACAATACCAGATCAAGCACAGATCATGCACATGTTCAGATGGCTTTCAGAATATGTGGGTAAGTTTCGGTACACTTGGAATTATACAGCTCTCGCGGTCTTCCGCGTGAAGACTAAAACATTTGAATTTGAATTTTTGCGCGAAGCTGATTGCAACATGTTTGGGGCAGTGTGGCAGAAATCTCCACAAGAACCACATGAGCATTAGCAAACAAGCTCACAGTGCCAGGCACTTGGTACAGAAAGCAGGCAAAAATGGATCACAAGTTTTGCCTGGCGCTTTTGATACACTCTAAATATTGGCATGAGTGATTTATTATCCAGATGTGCCAACGTCAGTCTCAATGTAAATTTGCCCACATTTTCATGCACAGATGACATAATGGGCAATCTGGGCAACCTCACCGATTTTGGTAGAGGGCTGGGCAGCATTCCTGCTCAATTGGGTGGAATTATTGATTGTGTTGCTGATGGGTTACAACAGCAAATTGCACAGGCCATTGACAATTTATTGAGCACCCTGCGTAGAATCATGGGAGCATTGAATTTCAGTTTGCCTGATCCATTGTTCTCCACAATACAATTGCCTGAATTTGAGTTTGATTTGAGAATGCGAGCATTATGGAATGAATTCAAACTGTATTTGCATGAAAAATTAATTGATATTCTCAGCAAAATTCCTGGATTGAGTTTCATTTTAAACTTGCTGAAAGTTCCCATTCCTTTTCTGTCAGGTGTTTATCTCACTGATATGTTCACAGCTGAAGGCAGGGCTAGAATTTTTGCCGCAATCCAAGCACAATTGGCACGTGTACAAGCAGCATTGGGACTGCCCTGGAATCTGGAATTCACAGGTGAGTTGACCTTGAAAATGCCAGACTTCAACATTGTGAATATCATCAATAGAATTTTCAGTGAAATACAAAAGGCCCTCAGTAACATAATCTGGACTGCCTTGACTGCCATCACCAAAATCACAAAACCCATAGAAAAAATTTGGCAAGCACTGGGATTCCCTTTGTTGCCTACGTTCACAGTACCCAGCTTTGCTGAAATTTTTGGTGCTATTTGGACTCGAGTAAGTAATCTGGCAACTGGTGTTGTGGAACGCATGCAATTGGCCATCACAGCATTATTGAATTTCAACCTCAAGGACATTCTCACACGAGCATTTGGTGCAATACTCAGTAGGATACCCTGGCCTTTTCCCTGGACTATTGGCGAGTTATTGAAGTTTACAGGATTCAACTGGAATCTCACCTTGCCTGAAATAGATTTCAGCAGGATAGTTCAGGGAGTGCAAGACCTATTCAACAGAATTCCCACTCTTATTTTTGAATTGTGGATGCAATTGGTGAAACCATTTTTTCAAGCTATCAGCAAATTGCTGGGTGGAATAGCTGAGCTGCTCAAGTATATTCCATTTACGTTTTGCAGCTTTATCAATTTGGCTGCCAAACCTGTGTTGGGATTGGCAGCCAATGTGAGATCTATTATACCAGCAAATATTACCATCACCACTTTCAATCCCCCATTGCTACTGGCTGAGTAATTTGTTGGCATTTGCTATTCTACCTGGTATGTTGGCTGCTGATGCCAGTGGGCGTTCATATAGATTACAAAACACTGTGGTTGCCTGTGCAACATCATTTGTGGCACGCAAGGCTCTATCTGCCCCTCTTTCACTTGTGCTGAGTTCCCAAGTGACTGCTGAAAGTTGTTGTTGGAAACTGGCCTCTCTCACATCTCTCACATTCAAATATTGAGCCACTCTTTCTTTGCGTCCACCATAACTGGTCCATTGTGCCAACCCAGCACCTGCCTTGACATTGCCTGGATTGATACCTTTTTCTGATATTCCAGGGCGCAATCCACTTTCTTGGATGAGGTTGCCCACAATGCCAGCTGCCTGTGCTTTGCTGTAGTTGCCACCTTGTGCACTCTGGAACCAGGCCATGGCTTCAGCCGCACTGCCGCTGCCTGTTACAGGACTGATGTCTCCGTCTGCTGCAATTGAGCTCACAGGCACCGGAGTTTCTGGTCTCATGATTCCACACCAGCGCAGTGCATTGGCTTTTCTACGACTTTGTAGATCAGCTCGGATCACACCGCATGCTTGACACCATTTGATGAATTCTGTTGTTGCATTGTTGTAATTTTTCTCTTTGACAAATTTCACTAGTTTGCTGTTGGTGAATTTCTGTTCACCAATGTTCCAGGCTAGATCCACCAGTGCATCAAATTGTTGCTGTGTGAGTGGCACATCACCACATGCAGATTTGACCCAACCCTCTGCAGACTTGATATCCTGCTTGAGAAGTTTCAAAGCATTCTCTGCACTCAACACGTCCTTGATACTGACGTCTGTGCCTTCGATACTAACCTTGCCATTGGTAATTTCTGATTCTGTCAAAACATGTCCATGACCAATCATGGATTTGCCCCCGCACACATTCTCAAATTGTTTGCCTGTGAGATTGTCTGGTCGAGGCCCTCTCAGACCTTCGAAATTTTTGATATCTGTCAAGCCTATGTCACTTATGCTGTATTGATTGGCTGGTTTGAATGTCCAGTTTGTAACTGGCTCGGTTCTATATCTGGGAGCACCATTTGCTTCATAACCTGTGCCAATCCATCTCAACGGTTCACTGTTGGTGGGTGCAGGTTCACCAGGTTTTCCAGGAGTTTGGGACCTGGGATTGGCTGGCCTCAAGCCAATACTGCCTCCACTTGCCTGCAGGGCCTGTTGGAACCAACTGGGTGTGCTACTGATGCTACTGATGCTGTAGTTGGGCCCCCAAGCATCCATGGCATTAACAACACCAGCACTGTTCCTAGGACGGCAATCCAAGTGAAGGATTCTTCCTGTTGTATCATATGTGCCCACACCTCTGACAAATCTGTAGGGCCCATTGCCGCTGGTTATTCCTGTGGCTATTTCTTGCATGAGGCTGCTGCGCTCAATGGTGCTCAATCCATCCAATACAAAGTCCACAGCATTCCCCAAACTGTGCTGACTGGCACCATCACTGGTTCTTACTCCACTGCTGAGTCTTGCTCTGGGATAGGTTGTTTGTATGGCCTGAATGGCTTCATAAATCAAGGGATTGAATCCCTTGTCATTTGTAGCACCCCCACCTTCACCAATGGTTGCTCCACTGCCCACAAACCCCAATGTTTGCAATGGCGTGCTTTGATTTTTCAAGATTTGTCCTGTGTTTATACCCTCTGCAACATCTTCTGCTATTTCCACAGTGTTGGTGCCACTGTAACCAGGACTGTTCATGAATCTTGTTGTGTCAGGTTCTGGTCCAGGTGTTTCGCTTGTGATGGTGCTGATCACACTCTGGCTGCCGCCGCCGCCTGCACCTCCAGGTCCTCCACTACCGCCTGTTCCACTGCTGTCTGGACTGTTTTCCACACGATTGTAGGTTGTGGGAGTATCTGCTATCACAGCAGGTAGTGCTTGTTCTGCTATGGGCACACTATCTTGGGCATTGTCAGCAGCACCAGCAGCACCTGCACTGGGTACAGTTCCAGCATTAATGATGCTGGTGGGTCCAATAACAACTGTTGTACCACCTTTGATATTGAGGTTGCCATTGAGGCTTTGTAGGTTCAAGGGGTTGCTGCTTCTTATATTTCCACTGCTTGCTGCATCTAGATTGAGATTTGCACCACTTTTGATGTTAAGATCTTCTGTGCTTTGTATGTTGACTTTTGTGGTGCTTTTGATGTTCACATCATTTTGC